GCCGTCGACCCCCAACGCATTTATGGCATTGAGCGAAAGTAAGCTCATGAATGAGCAAGCTCAACAGAACAACAAAATCCTTAACTTGATGAATGAGATTATTGGAGATCAAAGCTGATGAAGATTTCAAAAGATGAATTGGAGAAATTAATTAAAGAAGAACTTGCCGCAGAGCTGAGCGAGAGAGGCCTTGATGAAGTCAGTCTTAATCCGTTTAAGGGCATCACCACACCAGTAAAGACCCTACAGCGCTCTTATAATAAGGGACGCATCCAGGGTCGCAATTGGCGCGAGAAGCTTAGCAAGTGGCTTGACGCCCCAGCTCCCGGCCGCTTCGGCGCTGGCCCGAGAGGCACACCAGCGACAACAGCAACTACGCCGACAGCAGCTCCCACAGCAACCCCGGCAGCACCAACCTCGGCAACGCCAAAAAAGACAGGCGAAGACGTTATGCCAATCTCGGGGACAGAATTTCAAACTATGCAGTATGTCGCAAAACAGAATGGCACTGATATTTTAAAAGCCATTCGCAGGGGTGCTGCCAACATCGGCGCAGCCGCCCGAGATCCTCAGTCACAACAGCTGGTAAAGAGTTTTAACAAGGCTTTCTTTCCAGCGCTCGTTAAAATGACAAAGAACCCCAACATTGATATCGCCGAGGGTGTTGACATGGAGGCTTTTTTGGAAGAGCTTCTATTGGAGCAAAATGAGCCTCTCACTCGCCGCCAACAAGCCCAAAAGAAAGGTAAAGCCCGCGGACGATTAGGCGCCCAGGCATATTTTAAGTCCGTGGGAGGAAAGCCTCCGCTCATTGTGCGTCAAATTGCTAAATCTTTAGAAGACGCTCTTTTGAAGAAAGTCGATGCAACTCCTGATGGAATTTTGTATGATGCCGCGGCCGAGGCGGCCGCGCAGATTAAAGACCCTAAAGATAAGAAAGAATATGAGGGGGCATACATCAAGTTGTTGGCCACAAATCCTAAAAAGCGTCTAGAGATTTATAAGCAAAATGTAGCAGCCTTCATCCAAGCCGTAGCCCAAATAGCCATGGCTGCTGCGGCCTCAGTCGAGGCCCCTGCGGCCCCACGCCGATCGTTGCCAGAGGAGATCAGGGAATCTGAAAATAAAGAACTAGGCAGAATGAAAGTATCATCAGGTATCCAATGAAAAAATCACAACTTAAGCAAATTTTAAAGCCACTTGTTAACGAATGTATTAAAGAGTCGTTAATGGAGGATGGCCTGATCTCCGGCATAATTGCCGAGGTTGTAAAGGGAATGGCCAACCCGGTTACGATTACTGAGGTAAAAGCGCCCCCAACAGACCCCGAGATCGACAGAATGAAAAGGAATGCCTTTAATGAGGAGAAGACAGCAAAACTTCAACAACACCGATCGGCACTGATGTCTGCGATTGGTTCGCAGGCCTATAATGGGGTGGACCTTTTTGAGGGAACTACTCCAGCCGCCCCGCAGGCTTCTCCTAGCCAACAGGCGACGCCGCTCGCGGGTCAAGCACCAGAAGACCCTGGCGTAGATATATCTGGCATTTTTGGTTCTGTGGCTCGCAATTGGAATGCCCACATGAATGATTTGAAAGAGAGTAAGTGATATGGCCGTAAATGTAGTAGTAAGACCGCGTCGCAACGAAAGTCCAGAAAGAATGATCAGGAGATTCATTAAAAAATGTAAAAAAGAAAAGGTCGTAGAGCGCTATAGGGCCCGTACCGATTACTACATAAAACCCTCAGTCAAGAGAAAATTAAAAAGCGAAAAGGCACGCCGGGAGCAGAAAAAGCTTCAACGCAAGAGAGATGGGCGATTGTTTAGATAAAATCGCTTATAAGCAACTAGTTAGTGAACGGAGATAAAAATGTCGCAGTACAATTACAAAGCAGGATTAAGAAACGTAGGCTCATATCAAGCCTCGGGAAATCCATATGTGAGTGGAGGGATTGATGCCCGGGCCGTCACCGCTCCGGTACTAAATCTTCCCTCGGTTACTCGGTGGGTTGTGATCAGCAATAACGATGGCAGCAATCCTTGTAAGGTCGGGTTCTCGCAGAATGGGATTGAGGGGTCTAATTATTTAACTGTGCCGGTTAGCAGCATATCTCCTCGATTAGAGGTGAGGGTTACTCAGCTGTTTCTTACTGGCTCAAGCAATGTTGATGTGATGTGTGGCCTGACATCAATTGTCCCAGAGGCTATAGATAATGCTAGTATATCGCCGGATGGTAGTAATTGGTCTGGTTCTGCCGGAACTTTAGTGGGCTAAGGAGGGCGACTAGCCTCTCATAGGAGGACAAGCCGTGGCAGATCCTAAAAATAAGTGGGACCAACCATCAGCCCCTCCTCCCCCTATGTTTTTTGGGGAGAAAGAGCGCGATCTAGTAAAACAAGTTAATGATGAGTTATCTGAGCGAATCATCGGTCAGGCAATTGCTTATTATTCTATTTCGCTAGAAGATTCAAACTATAACACAACCTATGGTGAGGCGATTGACAAAATAACGCTTCCGCCTGTGCGTGTTTATGCATATGTGGTGGTTGACAATGAGCAGACAAACGAAAAGTTTGGCTATGACTATACAAACAACCTCACAGTAAACTTTAATCGCCGGCGCCTTGTGGAAGATCAGGACTTGTATGTCCGACCCGGCGATTTCATTCAATACGGCGAGCTTTTTTACGAAATCGTTCGCACCTATAACGACACAAGGTTCTATTTTGGTCAGGTAGAACATAAATTTCAGGTAACTGCCGAGTGTGTTCGCGCACGTCGTGGTATATTTAAAGTGAAGAAGGCACTATCACGATAGAAGCGGGAGACAACATGCATGGCAGATCCTAAAAACAAGTGGACTCGACCCGTAGCGCCCCCAGCGCCGATGTTCTTTGGTGAAAAAGAGCGTAATCTAGTCAAGCAAATTAATGATGAGTTGTCTGAGCGTGTTCTTGGGCAAACAATCGCCTATTATCCGATCAGCATTGAGGAGTCTAACTTTAATGATATTTACGGAGAGGCAAAAGAAAAAGTTTCGCTCCCCCCGGTCCGTGTGTTTGCCTACGTGGTGGTAGAGAACGAGCAAACAAATGAAAGATTCGGATATGAGTACCAGACGAAGCTAACGGTCAACTTTCATAGAAAAAGATTAGTAAATGACCAAAATCTTTTTGTTCGAGTGGGAGACTACGTCCAGTATGGTGATCAGTTTTATGAAATAGTAAGGCTTTATAATGATACGCGCTACTACTTTGGGCAGGTAGAGCATAAGTTCCAGATTAGTGCCGAGTGTGTTAAAGCGCGTCAAGGCGCCTTCCGGGTTACACCAGCCATTGACCGCCCTACCGACCGCCCCCCCGTATCTGGGGAAGGTCAACAGCCCGCCCCGCGTGACGTTCCATATCCTCCGCTAGCGGCTTCCTACATCACTGTAGCCGCAGAGCGCAAGTTGCCCAATGAGCGAGTCCTGACGGCCGGCACAGGGATCACATTAGTCGATGGAGGAGCAGGCGGTGCGCTGACTATTGCAGCCTCTTCCCCCGGGGCCGCAGGAATCGCTGGAGCAGTCCAGCTGCAAGATGGCAGCGGCGTTTCTGAGGGTAGTAGTAACCTTGTTTTCTTAACAGGCAGTAATCGATTGGGAATCGGCACCGATGAGCCATCTCATGAGGTGACTGTGGTTGGTAGTGTGTCAGCCTCGGCGGATGTTTTGATAGGAGGCGATCTTACGGTTAAAGGAATTGTGATTGGAGGTTCACCACTTAAGATTGCCGGAGCGATTCAGGTTGTTGACACCAACAACACGACTGAGGTTCTTGCTAGCGTGGGGGATACTGCCGGCGACGGCACAGTTGGTTTGTCGGGGAGTTTGATAGAGGGAACTAGCCTCACAGCTAGCTTAGCATACTTACCAAATATCGTATCGACAACTCAAATATCTGCTAGTACTGTGTTGGCGGATAGTTCCTTGTGGAATGATATTACATGTTCGTCCTTTATGTCTTCGAGTCTATACTATGGTGATGGAAGATATTTAACTAATGTTACTGCTAGCGCTGTCGAAGTGGCTGACGGGCCCGAGTTCTCAATTCAATTCCGTTATGACTCTCCCATCGGCCGGGAGATCAGCGGCAGCTCCAGCTTAACCTTTATCACATCTAGCAATACTCTTTCGCTTCTTGGTGATTTAAGTGCTTCTACAAACATCTCAGCATCAGCGTTTTACGGCGATGGTTCTAATTTAACAGGGATTGCTTCTACTGCTAAGGGAGTCGCCGGTTCTCTCCAATTCAAGACCGGTTCGGCCGAGATGACCGGAAGCAGCACGGTCACATATGATATAGCTAAGAATCGCTTAACAGTTGCTGGGGGGCTGATTCATAATAGGACTGCGGTGTCTACATCGCATACTGCATCTGGTGGGGACTATATTCTAGGAGTTACCACAGTGCCAACGAATATCCTTTTTGACGCTGCTACCTTTGTTACGGGACAGGTTGTGGTGATAAAAGATGAAACTGGCAACGCATCCTCAGCAAACTCAATTTCACTCAATGCATCGGGCCTCCAGACCATAGATGGTAATAGTTCTGCACACATAGAATCGCCTTATGGTTCAGCATTGCTGTATACGGACGGTGCGGACTGGTTTATTTACTAAAATAACTTAAAATATATTTTTCTTTTGTTCGTCTAACGGCCTATATGTAACGAGGCATGTGTGGGTGTATATTTGTTTCATGCTCCTCCGATAGTGGTACACCCCTTATTTTTTGTTTTCAACACGGTCTCGGTCATTTTATAGGAGGATTTAAAAAATGGCATATAAATTCCAAATTGGTTCCGCTACCCTTAGCGGTTCATTGGTACAAGAAGGTGACCTTTACGTTTCCAGTTCTCACGGATCTGGCGATGCAAAGAACCTTGATGTTCAGGGCTCCATCAAGCTCGACGGTACACAGGTGCTTAACACAGATCGTGATCTTGTTAACCTTGCAGACGTCGACGGTACTGGTGACCTTACAATGGGCAGCATCACAATGACAGGCTTTGCTGTCGATTCTGCTGGTCGCACAGCTCTTACGAGCCTCAAAGTGGACGATGGATCAACCATCGGTCCAGATTCAGTTGGTGACCTTATCACACTTGCTGCTGATGGCGACATCACAATCAAGGACGGTGCTTATGACTTTAACATTGCGTCTCACGATGGAACGAACGGGCTTGCTCTCGCCGGTACCGTCGTTGGCGCTGCAGCCAACGATCTTAACCTTGCGCAGGGAATGTCTAGTAACACAGGTACTGCCGTCGCGAATGCATTCGTTGCTCTCGATGGCAACAAGGATGTTTCGGGTCTCCGTAACGTTGGCGCTGCGCAGCTCACGACCTCTGGTCGCGTTCTTGTTGACGATACAACCGAAGCTAGTTCCACCACAGACGGCTCTTTGCAGACTGACGGTGGTTTGAGTGTTGCCAAGAGCGCCGTGATCGGCGACGATCTTGACTTGCTTTCTGATGGAGCAATCTTGAACTTTGGTGCTGACAAAGAAGTCAATCTGACCCATGTGCATGGCAAAGGTCTTCTGCTGAATGGAGCTATGGAGCTTCAGTTCGGCGACAGTGACACCAAGATTTATCAAGAATCAGATGGTACCCTTGAAATCGAGGCTGATACACAAGTTGCTCTGATGAGCCCGGTTGTTGACTTCGCGGAAGACAACGTCAACTTGAAGTTTGGTGACGACAGTGACGTTCAGCTTTTGCACGTTCCTGACACCGGTCTCCGGTTGAATGCCGGCATGGGACTTAGTTTCCGTGAGGCTGGTATTAATATCAACTCGGACAACACCGGTTACTTGGATATTGGCGCTGGCACCGGAGTGAGAATTGCTTCGGCTCTTTCCGGCTCAGGGAAACTCGAACTGGGTGGAACAGTTCGGCTTGATGGTGTTGCAGACAACGCAATGGTTATTACTGACAGTATTTACTACTATGATGCAACTGATGACCTGATGAAGAAAGATCTGGCCTCAGACGTCCGCAATCTTTACTTCAGTGCTGTTAGTGGTGATGCCACTATCGCTGCTGGTGGTGCTCTGACAATTGCTGCCGACGCTGTTGAAAGCGGAATGCTTAACGACAATGTTATTAGCGGTCAGACAGAGTTGGCTCACGCTGATATCATAGACGCTGATGAGCTTATGATTTCTGATGGCGGTACCCTCAAGAAGGTTGGCGTTGATAGCATTCGTGATCACTTTTTCGGTGTTATTTCCGGTGATGCCACAGTCGCTGACGGTGGTGCTCTTACAATTGCGAACGATGCTGTTGAGCAGGCAATGATTGCTGACGACGCAGTTGGTGCAGACCAGCTTGCTTCGGACGCCGTTGTCAACGCTTCGGTTCAGGACGGCGCCATCAAGGCTGACAAGCTTGACATTGACGGTTCTACCGATATCGGTGCAGATCTTGTTGATGCTGACCTCGTGATCGTTGATGACGGTGCTGGTGGTACTAACCGCAAGTCCGCATTGAGTCGCGTGAAGAAGTATATCTTCGGCGCTGCGAGTGGTGATGTTAGCGCTACTGCCGCTGGTGTAGTGACCATCGCTGCTGACGCCGTCCACGCTACCATGCTTAACGACGACGTTATTAGCGGGCAGACAGAGCTTGCCCTAGACGGTCTTGTCGCTGCTGACGAGCTTTTGATCTCCGATGGTGGAACACTCAAGAAGATTGGTGTTGATAACCTCTTCGCTGATGGTCCGGCGCTGCTGACTGAGGCAGATATGGCAGTTGCTGACGATTACGTGATGTTCCTTGACGGCGGTGCTACTGGCGATGCCAAGAAAGAAAAGTGGGCTGACCTCGTATCTGCTATGGCTGGTGCTGGTCTCAATGCCAGCGGTGGTCAGCTTTCGACCCAGGCCGGTTCTGTTCAGACAGTTGCTGACGGTGGTACGCTTGCAGAAGGTTACAACTACCTTGCCGACCTTTCCTCTGATGCCGAAGTTTCACTCCCGGCTGCACCGTCGGTGGGTGATGTTATACACGTTAAGGCGGCAGATCTGAACAGTGGCGCCAACGTCATTATTAAAAAGCAAGGCAGTCACACCATTGATGATGATCACACTTCGGTCCGTATCGAATCTAGTTTCGGTGCAGTATCGCTCGTTTATGTCGTAGCCAACAAGTGGAGAATCGTATAGTCTAGCACTATCGACCTTTACTGGTTGTTATTATTTAGGGGGCCCTCCGAAAGGGGGGCTCCCTTTTAGGTTGAGACAACTATTTAAGAAAGCAGGAGTATAGTTCATGGCAAAAGTATACACAGGGTGGGCCTATGTAAGTGGCTCCGGGACCGCTGGTGGGTCCGACACACAAATTCAGTTCAATGATTCGGGCGCCCTTAATGGCACTGGGAGCCTTACTTGGGATGGATCTCAGGTTTTTACTACTAACCTCTCGGCATCTCATCACATTTCAGCATCTGCATTTACTGGCGATGGTTCCAACCTAACCGGCCTTACTGCTAGTGCCGTGGCTGTCGCCGACGGTCCGGAGATGTCGGTACAGTTCCGCTACGATTCACCAATTGGCCGCGAGATAAGTGGCTCCGCTGACTTAATGTGGATCACGGGATCTACAGATTTTCTACAAGTAACCGGCGCGGTAAAGGTCGCAGGGTTTATATCCGCGTCTACTAGCGTATCTGCGTCAGAGTTTTACGTGGCCGGCAATACCATATACTTTGGTACGGGTAATACCTATAAGATTGGGCGTAATGGTACCAACCTCGATATTAACGCGGGCGACAGTATTGTTCTAAACGCGGGATCTGGCCATGTTTCGGCTTCAACTAATCTCTCTGCTTCTGCTTTTTATGTTAAGGATTCGGCGGCTACGGCTACGGCGGACCCTAACTATGCCGATATAGTTGTCGCCAAGAACGGTACGGCTGGTGTTAGTGTGTTGTCTTCCGATGGTACTTCGGCCGCTCTCCTCCTCGGATCCCCCACGGACAACGTTGCATCCGAGCACCTTTATGCGCCGGGTGCCAACTATTCTCAAATCGGTCATGCCCGAGCAGGAGGTTATGTTAAACTAACGAGTGGCAACTCAGCAGAGGCGCTCCGTTTGGATGCAAATCAGAACGTAACAGCATCTAACGACTTGACGGCGAGTGGCAATATTTCGGGATCCTCTTTCTACGGTGGCACTTTTTATGGAAGCGCCGCTGGCTTAACCAACACTACCATTCCTTCAAATGCAAGTGATAACCACGTATTAATCGCTTCAAGTGGGTTCATTACGACGAACCCTGCGAACGCAGTTCTTAAGAGTGATCGGTTCGACATAGGGTCTAGCGGGTTTACTTCGGCTATGACAGGTTCTCTTTTTCACGTAACTGGGGCAGGCGCCCTCGGTAACGATCACCTGTTTAAGGTTAGCGGCCGTGATGCGGGACAGATATTTGAGGTGACCGGCTCTGGCGGCGCGGTTGTTACAGGATTCTTATCAGCTTCACAGAACATCTCTGCCTCAGCATTCTATGGCACCACCTTTTCATCTAGCCTGGCTTTCGTTTCCGGAAACCACGGCGCCCTTGAGTACGTGAAAGACTGGGGCGACGGCGACATGTCAACCACCGAATCTTTGGGTGGCAAGATAACACTTGGCGGCTACGGAAACCCATATTTACAGACTCGCAACATTGCGCTTCAGGGCATGGGGAGCCTCTACAACAACTTTAACATAGGACACTCAGGACAAATACAACTTAGCAGCTCTATGGCCGACGGGGATATGGACCTAGAGGGGATTAAATTTACGAATAACCCCGGACAAGGATATGTTGCTTTTGAGGTAAACAGAGTTGGTTTCATACATAATACGGCCTCCCTCAACACTGACCCCGACGTCGGGGCCCTAGAATACGTGTGGGAGATCGCGTCGGCCCATGCCGCGGAAGATGAAGAGTCTGCATGGGTTAAATTAGATCTTTCATCATCCACAAAGAATTTTCAAGTCGGAGGAAGAGATAATATTCAGCTTCAAGCCAAAGCCGGGCTTCTTGTTGAGGGTGGCACTACTATAGGAAATGCACATAGCGACAGCCTAATTGTTAATGCATCCGCGTCATTTAATAATATGGGCAATATATACTCGACGGCGTCGAATGTAGTATGGCAACTTCATAGTGGGTCCAGCGCAACGGGATCCGGCCCCACGCAAAACGGCCCCCTCCTCTTTTTCTCAAGCGGCGCCGCAGGCACTAAAGATTATTTGAAATTCCACACTGAGGGGCCCTCCCCTGGTGTAGTCATCCCCAACAAGGCTTACATGGAAAATGTCTCTGCTTCCGCAAATATTTCTGCTTCTGCCTTTTATACAGCTGGCGATATATTTTTAGGTTCCGATCAGAAAGTATACTTTGAATCTGATTTGGGTAGCTATATTGAATCAGACGCGACCGATAGAATAAGATTCGTTGTTGGCGGCAATCAAATGTTGCTCCTGGATGAAGATGAGGACAGAGTAAACATTGGATTTGGAAACAAACTGGCCGTAGGCTTAGGGAACAACACAACCCCTGATGCTGTTTTACATGTTAGTGGATCCGGAGGCTCGACTCCGGCACTTCAGGTAACTACTGATGATGATGAGGGCAGCCTCTATGTAACCAGCAACACCGGTAGAGTGGGTGTTGGTACCACAAGTCCGTCGTACCTCCTGCATGTTTCGGGTACCACCTCCACCGCCCGGGCCACAGTCGCCTCAGATGCTGCAGTCATAGATATGGTCCCCGGCTCCGGCCCTGCGGTTAAGTTTGGTACCCCTGCCGATACAGACCAGTACATGTCCTTTGGCACGTTTTCAGGACGCAACCAAATCTGGATTAACAGCTTAAGTTATGACTTCCAGATCTCGGCCAGCGCTGCCGGCGTTGGGTACTACTTCGATCAGTCCGAAAAAACAGTCGGCGTTGGGACTCAGGCACCCCGGGCTGCGTTTCATGTTTCTTCATCAAGTGACGAAGCGCTATTTAAGATTGACAGTCTGCGCGGTAGCGACTCCGTACTATTTGTAACGGGCGCCCAAGGCGTGGGGATCAACACTGACGATCCAAAGCTGGCACTAGATGTACATTATAGCGGCAATCTTAACCCGGTCAATCTGGCTAGTGGTCAAGGTGGGGGCGAAGTCGCATACTTTGGCACATCATCAGCAGAGATGAGCGTAGGAGCACTATATTACCTTAATCGGGACGGAGGTTGGATGTCGGCTAACTCTGCCTTTACTGGCAGCGGACATGACCAGCTCTTAGGAGTTGCCCTAGGTGTTAAGCCGGCTCGCGGCGTACTTTTGCGCGGGTACTTTAATGTTAGTACCTATTTCTCGGGCTCGTTCGTCAAGGGCGCCCCCATGTATATTCAATCCAGTAGTGTGGCCCGGGCTGATGTGGAGGGTGGATATATCTCAGGCGCCGCTCCCTCAGCCGGTAATTCTTATGTCCGCGTTGTGGGCTATGGCACAGACACTGCGAATGTGATTTATTTTAATCCTTCGAGTACATACGTAGAAATTTCAGGAGAATAAGATGGGCGCCGAACATGTTGATGCAAAAACTGTTTTAGGAGTTGAGTCAGCAAGGATTTACGGGATTAACGGGGTCGAGGCCGGCTCGATTGAAAGTATTACTGGTGGGGTCGCCGTTGCTTCGGATACCTTTATATCCACATGTCAAGGAACGGGAAATCTGTTTGGGCTGTGGACCTGTAGGGATGCTACTGCGGGAGACCTAGATAACGGGAGCACAATAATGTCGGATGTAAGTGGTAATGATAGATCCGCTCTTGTTGCCACTCTGGCCTCGGCCGGCAATTGGCAAGTTAAGGCCGATGATAGTGGCCCGGGCAGTACCTCTCCATCCCTACAACAGTATGTTTCTAGTGATTCTGGTACGCAGAATACATCGAACTTCGGCGCAGCCGGAGACAGCTGGTCCCAGCCCGTTACTCTTAATAATACGTCGGATCCTTTATTTTATGGTCAGGCTGCAGGTTTTGCTCTTTTTTATACCCCTTCAATACATAATCGTACTGAGATCGTTACTTACTTCGGGGATGACGGAACTCCGCAGGGCACCGCCAATGTATTGGGTTTGGTTATGTATAGTAGTAAGATTTATGCTGTACAATACGGAGCCACAGGTGTAAACTTTTCGTTGACCCATGGCAATAGCGGTACTTCACCTACGGCCGACAAATGGTTGTTTATTGCTTGGAGACTGTATAACTCAAGTGGGCCCAGCGCATCTGCCAATAAGTTTGAAGGCTTCGTCCAAGAGGTGGGCAGTAATTGGGGAACAAATCAGCAAACTTGGGATGTCAGCCCAGCTTGTGATCCGTGCACTAGCATCCAAACAGGCCTTCGTTTTGGATACAACACAACAGGAACGCCACCCGCTGGAATTGCTTGGGCTGCCCATGCGACGTTCACCGGCGATGTGACCGAGTCGACCTTTCAATCTATTTATGAAGCAGCTGGTTTGGGCGCCCACTAGGGATTCTGTTGTTAAATCACATCTATTAGTCATTTCCTGATGTTGGCAACTATTTATTTTTGACGAGATGTCGGATTTGGAGTATTTTTATGTCTTCACTATTAGAAGAGGCGATTATAGACGCCAAAGCCCTTAAGGAGGCTGCGCTTAAAAACGCGGAAACCGCTGTATTAGAGAAGTATTCGGGAGAAGTTAAGAAAGCTCTGGATACGCTGTTAGAACAGGATGCGCTTGGCCTAGAGGAAGAAGCTGCGGCTGATCCCGAGCTTACTGAGTTTGTAGACGAAGTTCCATATGCCTTTCAGAATGAAGAACTTGATGCCCCCCCTGAACACCAGATTGTAGAAATCGATTTTGATTCCCTTAAGCAGCGCCTCGAAGAAGAGGGCGAAGTTGTTGAAGGCGATGACATGATCGACGCCACCGCCATGGCTGATGAGATTGCACTTGAAGAGGGAGACGACGAAGATTCTACCTTTAAAAGGATGGCTCAGGATGAGGACGCAGCACAGTACGCCGCCGCAATTGCCGAAGGTGACGAAGACGAGGACATCAACCTCACCGAAGAAATGCTCGCCGAACTAGTTGAAGAACTCGTTGTAGATATGAATCCGGTCCCCCAGGGCTGGTCCTCATTCAATTCGGCCTACAACAGCATCGAGCAGGCCAACCAAACTGCTATGGCCGATGCCCAGGCCACAACCCTGGAAGAAGATGAAGAACTCGAAGAGGAAGTTGAAACAGCCCCCGACGTTGTATCCAGCGACGGTCTATATGAGGCTAAGATTTCCGAACTTAAAGAATCAACTAGGGAGCTTCGCGCTCTCTTAATTGAATCCAAGGATCAGCTTACTAAGTTGAACTTGGAAAATGCCAAGCTTGTTTATCAAAACAAGGCATTAAACAGCACCTCCTTGAATGAGCGGCAAAAAAATCAAATTGCCGAAGCTGTTCAATCTGCCAATTCTGTTGAAGAAGCAAGTATGATCTATGAAACAATTCAAAACGCAGTGGGGGCATCGGCTGATCCCCGAGTACGCCCACAAACACTTCGTGAAGCTGTTCAGAGACCTACATCGCTTTTGATCAATCCTAAGAAAAACAATGAGGCACCACGCGATCCAAATTTGAATCGCATGCTGCGTTTAGCAGGTTTAACAAAACAATAACATAAGGAGGTATATTAAAAATGTCTATTGTTGAAAAATTGACTGAAGGCATCGTTAATCGCGACCTCTCTGCAGAAGGCGCTGCGCTTATTACTAAGTGGCAGCAGACTGGCTTGCTAGAGGGAATCGGTGATGACGCTGTCAAAAACGGCATGGCCCGTTTGCTTGAGAACCAGGCGAAGGAGCTACTCCGTGAGGCGTCCAGCATGTCTGCTGGTGACGTCGCGGGCTTTGCAGCTGTTGCATTCCCGCTTGTTCGCCGTGTATTCGGCAACCTGATCGCCAACGATCTCGTTAGCGTTCAGCCGATGAGCCTACCTAGTGGACTCATCTTCTTCCTGGACTTCACCATCTCGACCGATATTGGCGCAGGCCTCACGGCGATGGATCCCCGTCTAGGATACCCCACAGGCACTTCCATCTATGGTGGTGGCCGTGTGGCTAGCCAGATCACCGGTGGTGTTCTCCTCTCAGGGGTGAATGCCGAGCGTGGTCCTTATGCTCTTAACAACGGCTACTCGTCTCCAACAGGCTCGGTCGACGTGACCACGACCATGATTTTCTCTGGTACAGTTGGGGCAAATGGTCAGCTTGAGGTGGCAGCTGATACGGTCGCAGAAGGTCTTTACCCAGATCTTCGAGTCGCCAACATGCTGGAGTATGATCCGGACTTGGTTTCAGGTTCTGCTGTTGCTGGTTGTATTATTCCTAAGTCTGAGCTTACCACAGGTCAGTTCAACTTTGATGATTTCGTCGCCGCTATTGACATTGCGTATGATGGTGTTGCCCTCACAGAGGGTCGTCTCGTGCGTCGTCTCAGTCGCGAAGATCCCACGAACGCCGAGCGCGTCGTTCTTATTGCCAATGGTACTGGTTCTGAAACGGTTCCTACCCTTGGCGCTGCACTCGATGCCGTGACCAGGCTTAGTGTCCCCACGAAGGATGACTTCATTAACTCTGCTGGCACCATTGGTGCTGTTGAGGGTGACGACTTCTGGAACCTTGAGAACAACGCTCAGATCCCAGAGATCGACATCAAGGTCGACAGTGTGGCCGTCACCGCGGTTACCAAGAAGCTCAAGGCCAAGTGGACTCCGGAGTTAGGACAGGATCTTAACGCCTACCACAACCTTGACGCCGAGGTCGAGCTGACTCAGATCCTTTCTGAGCAGATTGCTCTCGAAATCGATCGTGAGATCCTTGAGGACCTCGTCCGTGGTGCAGAGGCTGGTACACGCTACTGGTCGCGCTCCCCAGGCAAGTTCCTGAACCGCCTGACTGGTGCTGACGCATCTAACGGAACAAGTCCTCCGGACTTCACCGGTAACGTCAGCGAGTGGTATGAGACTCTCATTGAGACCATCAATGACGTCTCCGCACAGGTCCACCGTAAGACTCTTCGCGGTGCTGCCAACTTCGTCGTCTGCGGACCTGAAGTTGCCAACATCCTTGAGTTCACGGCTGGCTTCCGTGCTAACGTGACTGCTGATAGCGACCGCGGCGACGCGGGTGCTGTTAAGGTTGGTTCGCTTTCCAAGAAGTTCGACGTTATTGTCGATCCGTACTTCCCGCGCCAGTTGGTCCTTGTTGGCCGACGCGGTAGTAGCTTCCTTGAAAGCGGCTATGTGTACGCACCTTATGTGCCACTGCAGACCACACCTACCATTTTCGGTGTTGAAGACTTCGTGCCCCGCAAGGGCGTGATGACTCGTTACGCCAAGAAGATGGTCCGTCCGGATATGTACGGTCTGGTCATTGTTACGGATCTTGAGTTTGGTAACCCGACCTCTTAATCCCTGACGTAAGGTCAAAATAGTTAAAGCCCCGCCTCTTTTGAGGCGGGGCTTTCTATTTAGTACTGGACAACTAGAGGAAAAAACAAATGGCAATTCCACAACTAACCCCAGCGTCGACTTCAAATGTTAATGTGCTTCCAATTACAGGGAGTACCACTAACGTAGTAGCTACATTGCCTTTTGGTGTTTATGCGGCTTCGGCTGCCTTTTTGACCGGCGCCTCCGACCAGGTGGCATATACATATAAGAAACTAGGTGGCGATGTGTTAGATATCGAACTCACCGAAGGAAATGTTTACTCTGCATATGAAGAGGCAGTTTTGGAATATTCCTATTTAGTCAACTTACACCAAACCAAGAACTCTCTGTCCAGCCTCCTTGGCGCCGCAACCGCCTCCTTTGATCAAAACGGACAAATAGTTTCGGGACACTCTCTTTCCGGATCGGACGTAGCACTTAAGTACCCAAGATTTGATTATGGCTTTGCCAAGAGGGTATCCCAGCGCATTTCTACTGATGCTGATGTGGGAGGTTTATTACCAATTTACTCGGCGTCTTTTGATGTAGTAAACGGGCAGCAAGATTATGATTTGCAAACCATTCTGTCTACTTCGGCAACGTTTTCAGGATCTATTGGAGATCGTCGTGTTATAGTACGAAAGGTGTTTTTTAAGACTCCGCGCGCCATGTGGCGTTTTTATGGCTATTATGGGGGTTTCTCGGTTGTGGGGAATCTGAGAACCTATGGGCAGTTTGCTGATGATTCTACTTTTGAGATAGTTCCCACATGGCAGAACAAGCTTCAAGCCATGGCTTATGAGGACGCACTGTATACGCGTGTGTCTCACTATTCTTATCAGCTTCAAGATAATATGTTACGTCTGTTTCCGAGACCATTTGATACACCCCCTACTAAGTTTTGGGTTCAATTTACAATTGATAATCAATTCGAGCCTTGGGCTGAAACTGGCCGCGGCGCTGAAGGAGTTGAGGGAATTAATAATATGAATACGCTTCCTTTTGAGAACCTTCCTTATAATAGGATTAACTCAATCGGAAAACAGTGGATTCGCCGGTTTGCTTTGGCCTTAACAAAAGAAATGCTGGGCCAGGTTCGTGGCAAGTTTGCAGTTGTGCCTATTCCGGGTGAAAGCGTTACGATGAATGCAGCTGACTTGCTGTCACAGGCCAGAACTGAACAGGATAATCTGCGACTCGAACTCAAGACACTCCTGGAAGAGACCACGTATGATAAGCTGGCTACCATCGACTCCGGTCTGCAGGATAGTACCAAGAAGGTCATGGAAAATGTCCCCACTGGTATTTTTGTGGGTTAGGTAGATGGCTAAAAATCGCAGAACTCAGCAGCAGATTCAAGATAAAGCCGCTAATCGCTACAATTATGTGGGCGACAAAGACGTTGCTGATAAGCTTCACGAAATAGAATTCATGCCATCGTCCTTAGAGACTATTGATGGAGCAATGATGAGGTTTATTGATGAAGAGCTTAACTTATCCACAACAACAAACGAGGGCTTTAAAAAGGTCCCAGTATTGTGGGTGACTGCCGAGCGCGCCTACCAACTGAAGCACAATAAGGATTTGCGAGATTCAGAAGAAACGTTAATCCTTCCCCTTATTAGTGTTAACAGGTCTTCGGTTACAAAAGACCCCACATTCAGAGGGAGCATCTATGCGAATCTTTACCCAGCAGCAGACCCAAAAGGGGCCGTAAATGTCACGATTGCTCGAAGAATAAACCCTAAGAAAACTGCTGAATTCCAGAATGCATATGCCAATCGAAAGTTTGGTCCCGATAAAGATATACCGTCCAAAAACTACAATACCAATAAGCGTAATATGTCCACTCAGCGCGCCGTTTATGAAACGATAACCATCCCATTGCCGGTGTGGGTTAAGGTTATGTATGAAATTACAGTTAGGACTGAATATCAGCAACAACTTAATGAATTGATCAGGCCATTCTTAACTGTGCCGGGCAACTCTCGGATGCCAAAGAAGATCGAGAATGAGGGCCATTTCTACGAAGTATTTATTAATGGCGACCTTGCCAATAATTCCAATAAAGCCAATCTAGGAATGGCTCAGCGCAACTATGAAACTACTATTAATATCGAAGTATTAGGGTACCTCATCGGGGAGGGTGAAAACCAGGAAAGACCGAAGATTGTGACCCGCGAAAACGCAGTTGAAGTTAAGATTGGTAGAGAGAGAACAGTCTTGGGCGATATCCCCACTACTATTAAAGATGGATTTTATAGAGAATAATACCATTGCCACTATTTAACACTATTTACTTTGAACATTTTCATAATGTAGGAGAACCTCACGAATGTCGGTAAAAAATTACAGATTTGTATCACCTGGAGTTTTCGTTAACGAGATCGATAACTCCCAACTTCCAGCTTCACCGGCAGGCATTGGCCCTGTCATTTTTGGTCGAGCGCAAAAAGGGCCCGCACTACGGCCCGTTTCAGTTAACTCCTTTGAAGAGTTTGTAAACGTCTTCGGCGCCCCGGCCCCTGGCAATGGTGTTGATGATGTATGGCGCGAAGGGAATAACATCACGGCTCCCACATACGGTGCCTATGCAGCACAGGCCTACCTAAGAAACAGTTCTCCACTGACATTCGTACGCCTTTTGGGTGCTGACGACGATAGTGCCACCACTGCTGGCGTCGCAGGCTGGGAGAGCACAAATGCCTACGGCCTCGTCGTTTTCGAGACCGGCTCCGGCGCTATGTGTGAACTTACGGGAGCCCTCGCTGCTGTCTTCTATTCCACAGATGCCACCACCACATTTGAACTTAGTGGCGCTATTGCCACGGTTACTGGTTCGATGGCTGGTGGAGGCCAGAACGCGGTCGTCCTCGGCGGTCCAGTCACAGGTTCGGGCCCCGTTGTGGCCAACGTTGGCGGTAAGTTTGAATATAAGCTTCTCATCAAGAACTACAAGGGCACAAGTACCCTTACTAGTACCTTTAACTTTAGTGAGAACGATTCAAAGTACATTCGAAAGGTATTTAACACCAACCCCCAGCAGACCAATAGCGGAATCACTAATGGTCCCGTTAACTACTGGCTTGGCGAGACGTTCGACCGACACCTAGCCGCACAGATCGACAACACTCAGACTAATACGTTTGCAGCCATTGTGCCCATTAGGACAACTGGTAGTGCCAAAGGCTATGATTTCCGCACCTCCTTGCAGAGCGCTCAGACACCGCAGGTTATTAGTTGTCGCTTAAGCCCTTCAGCGACTCCGCAGGATCTGTTTAAGTTTGTAGCACTTGACCAGCCCGGCGATTGGTCCAACAAGAATATTAAGGTTGCCATCCAGGATATTAAGGTTTCTACCAACGATAGTAGTGAGTATGGCAGCTTTTCAGTTGTGGTCCGCCACTTGAGTGATAGCGATAATGTCGTGCGAGTACTCGAACAGTTTAACAATTGCGATCTTAATCCAGATTCGCTTAATTATGTCGGGCGCCTCGTTGGCGATAAGCGTAAAGTTTGGAACGCCGATGAGAAGCGTTATCGTGTAGAGGGAGACTACGACAACCGCTCAGACTTTATTCGTATTGAAGTGAACGCTGATGTTGCAGCCGGTATTACTGACCCTCAGTTGCTCCCCTTCGGATTCCGTGGAATCGTTAAGTACAACGACGAAGATCTTCTTCAATCGGGATCCGAGGCCGGCCAGTGGCTTTCTGGCTCCTCCGTTACGGGCTTACCAGTCCAAGGCTCTGGTTTAATCTCTTCGGGGTCTTTGTTTGCTGTTTCTGGCGCCGCTGCACTCGATTTGAACTACAATGCCAGCGTCATCTACCCGGCCCCTGAGTTCCGAATCAACGCCTCTGACGGTAACCTGAACAATCCTAAGGACGCTTACTTTGGTTTACAAACTGCAAAGACCGCCGGAAGCACAGTATTCGATCGATCCACGATCGATCTCCTGCGTCCTCGCGGCGGTATTGTTGGAAGCTTCGCAGCTGCGAGTGCCAACAACACTGAGACATCGATGGTCTTTACGCTCGATGACGTGTCGGGCTCCACCGGCGTGTGGACTAGTGGTTCACACAGTTCCACATCTCTAACCTATGCTAATGGGCCCGTGAGTGGTGTTCTGAATGCCGGCTTCGATCGGTTCACCGTGCCTATGTACGGTGGTTTCGACGGCCTCGATGTCCAGGAAATGGATCCGTTCGCCAACAGAACAATGGATTCAACCTCCACTATGACAAACAGCTACGAGTTCTTCTCGATTCGCCGCGCAATCGACAGCGTGGCAGATCCTGAGGTAGTGGAGATGAATCTTGCTTCGGTCCCAGGCCTTACTCAGGAGAGCCTGACGACCCACCTGATTCGCACTTGCGAAGATCGTGGGGATGCTCTGGCAGTCGTGGATCTTCCCAACGGCTACAGTCCTCGCGAAGAAGGCCTTGAAGCAGCACGGAATAACACCGCTAGCGAGATTCGATCGGCGATCGCAAACTTGCGTGACCGCAGCCTCAACACTTCCTATGGTTGTACTTACTACCCATGGGTACGTTGCCGCGACAACATTAACGGAGCCCTTGTGTGGATGCCCCCCTCTGTTGCCGCAATCGGCACCTTCTCTAGTTCGCAGCGTAGAACGCAGCTATGGTTTGCCCCTGCTGGCTTCAACCGAGGCGGATTGACCGAAGGTTCCGCCGGCCTGCCGGTCCTCGACGTGGCCCACCAGCTACGCCGTCAAGACAGGGATGACCTCTACAGTGCTAACATCAACCCGATTGCGAAGTTCCCCGCAGAGGGTATTGTGATCTTCGGTCAGAAGACGTTGCAAACTACTCCTTCCGCTTTGGATCGGATCAATGTGCGACGCCTGATGATCTTCGTAAAGAAGCGCGTTTCTCAGATGGCCGCAACCATCCTGTTTGATCCGAACGCCAAGACAACTTGGGCACGCTTCACCTCTCAGGTGAATCCCTTCTTGGCCAATATCAAGACCAACTTCGGTCTGTCGGACTACAAGGTTGTTCTGGACGAGACAACCACAACCCCTGAGCTGATTGATAGAAACATCCTTTATGCTCAGATTTTCTTGAAGCCGACCCGTGCCATCGAGTACATTGCAATCGACTTCAATATCACGAGAACGGGGGCATCATTTGACGACTAGCAAATAATGTGGATTGTGAAGAATAATATATCTCACCACACTATATAATACTAGAGTCACAGGAGACACAGACAATGGCATTTTGGACAAGCGCACTATCAGAACCGAAAAGACAACATAGATTTTTGCTGAGACTACCCAGTCTTACGACAGGTGGCCCTCAGCCAGAGTTTGCCTACACGGAATACTTGGCTCGATCTGTAACCAAGCCGTCTTTCACTGTCTCCGAAACACCTCACAAGTTCTTGGGTAACACCTATTACTACCCGGGAATTGTTGAGTGGAATACTATCACGGCTACGATTGTTAACTCCGTGGCTCCTGATGGTAATGCCCTTTTGTATGCTGCTCTTGAGCAGATGGGATACTTGAGGCCCGATGTTCAGGAGTTGATTACTCGCGGCGAGCAGGCTCCCTCGACTGTTAATAAAGATGCAGCGCTTAATGCTTTGGGTCAGGTCGAGATTGAGGAACTTACTGGAGAAGGTACAACAGCAGGTATTTGGATTCTCAACAACGCATTCATTACGTCCGCTACTTTTGGTGATCTTAACTATGATACCGAAGATATCCTTAACATTGAGCTTACAATGCGGTATGATTGGGCTACGTATGAGATTGGCGCAGGTGCCAGAGCAGTCGCATCGGCTGCGGGGACCTAGACCGCCAGAAAGAAGGTAATTAGTGAGTAGAAGAAAGAACTCGTCCAGGACTTCTTCCCCGGACATTGAAACGCCTCCCTCCATGGAGGTGCCCCCACTCGCGAATAATAATGTCTTCTCCTTCGCAACCCCCACAGAATTTGTGGAGTTGCCGAGTAGAGGTGCATTTTATTCCGCGGATCATCCACTCCACGACACAGAAGTTGTAGAGATTAAACACATGACCGCTAAGGAGGAAGATATCCTTACCTCCGAGGCACTCCTTAAAAATGGCCTAGCCCTAAACCGATTGCTAAGGTCCGTTCTTGTGAATAAGACTATTGATCCAGAATCTTTGTTGATTGGAGACAAGAACGCTGTATTGATGGCTGTACGACAGACAGGTTTTGGAGACACATATACTACATCGGTTAATTGTCCTGCATGTGGGGCATTGGTTGAGAGAGATTTTTCGTTGCAAGATAAGGAAATTAAAGAGTCTGTTCTCCCTGATGATGTGAAGTTGCTAGAAAATGGTAATTTTATGTTTGAAGAAGAACAGTATGGATTGCAAGTAGAAATTAGGCTGCTCCGAGGCAAAGACGAGACAAGAATAACGAAGACCCTGGAAAGGCTGAAAAAGCTTAAGAAAGAAACAGGAAATGTGACAACGATGCTGCAGAACATTATCGTGAGTGTTAATGATTTACGGGAACCTACAGCAATCCGACAGGTAGTGGACGCCATGCCTGTTACGTTGTCTAGAAAGATTAGGAATATCTACGAAGAGGTAATGCCAAACATTAGCATGTACGCTGATTTTGATTGTGACTCTTGCTCCCACGTAGATCGGTTAGAGGTGCCGATTAACTTAAACTTTTTTTGGCCTGAACTCTGAGTATCAACAAGGCCTTTACGAAGAATTCTTCATTCTAAAGCAACACGGTAATTGGTCTTTCGCCGAAGCCTATAATCTTCCAACCGGATTGAGAAGATGGTTCTTATCCCGGTTGGTTCAACACTTTAAAGAAAAGCGAGAGGCAGAAGAGAAACAACAAGAAGGCGCCTCTTAGGGGCGTCTTTTTTTATGCCAAACTATTTATCAAAGGAGCAGACTATCATGAAGCGTGAAAAAATTGTTATAGATCTCACCAACAAGGACCTCAACGAGGGGCTCTACACTCAATTTGCGAACAACATGCGGAGCTTGCTGTTGGATCTATATTTTGCAGGTTTTGATGCACCTCTTTCACTAAAGGGCACGCAAGAACAGATAGACGCATTTTTCCGCGCGCTAAAAAGAGAAAAGCGTTACATGGACAGCTACATCAAGCATGGCCTTAACGACAATCGTACTATCTCCGATCGACATCAGCTCATGAATTCAGTTCAAAGCTTCGAGCGTGAAACGGGCCTAAGGTGGCCATTTAAAAATTAGCGTGGTGAGGCGTAATGGCTGAGTTAACAGACGAAACAGTTCAAAAACTGATTGCGAAACTCTCAGAGGGTGAAAGAGGTCAGGGCCCTGGTCGCCGCGGCCCCTCGACTCCTGAGGAGGTCGAAAAACTCCGGGCTGCAGAATTAAAGTTCGCTGAGTCTCTCTCCGAGAGAATCGAGATCAATCGCGAAGCGGACGAAACGCTAATTGAATTATATAAAAGACAGAGGCTCAGCTCGGAGGCTAGCAAAGCAGATGTCGAAGATTTAACCAAAAAAATCAAAGATCTTGAAGCCGGGCTGAAAGACCTCGGTGGCACAGCGCAAAAGGTCAATAAGTTTTTTAGCGCTTCCGAACTTGCCTTTCAGGAGACAGCAGGCTCGGTGTTGGAGCTGGGAAGCAATTTTAGAAAGGTTGGTGCAACTATTTATGGAGTTTTAGGTCCATTCACTTCTCTTGTTAAAGCATTCAAGAAGGGGAATGTCGTATCAACAGTTACTATGGGCGCCTTTAAGACTCTCTTGAACGTTGGCCTCAAGCTTCTTAGCAACACCATAGAATTAGCATTTGCTGTTGATAAGGCGGCAGCTTCCTTTCGGAAAGTAACAGGCGCCGGTTATGGCTACGAGCGCGTCATTCAGAGAGTTGCTACCTCGTACTTAGCATATGGCATAAATGCCGAAGATGCCGGCGCAGCCACAACTGCCCTATTTGGATCCTTCAGGGAGTTTACTGAGCTTTCCGACTCACAGCAAGCAAATATTGCCACAACCGCGGCCATTCTTGGTAAGTTCGGCGTGAGCGGTCAGCAAGTTGGCGAGATATTAAACACTGCAACCAAATCTTTGGGGATGAACGTTACTGAGTCAGAACACCTGTTGCGTGAGTTTGAAGCCATCGCCAAGTCAGTTGGGAAGCCCATTTCTGAGATAGCAGGAGACTTCGCGTCTGCCGTTCCCAAGATTGCTTTCTACGGCGCGGATGCGATAAGCGTATTTAAGGAATTAGAAGCGCAATCTAAGAGCACTGGTCTCTCTGTTAGTCAACTTTTGGGTGTTTTCGGCCAGCAGCTCGATACTTTCGAAGGCGCCGGCCGCGCTGTTGGCAAACTTAATGCGTTATTAGGTGGTCCGTATCTAAACTCCATCGACATGCTTAATGCATCTGAGGCCGAACGTTTAGAAATGCTTCAAGATGCCATGAAGGCATCTGGAACGCTGTTCTCAGACCTTAACAAGTTTGAGCAAAAAGCTTTTGCTTCTGCTCTCGGAACAGATGTAGATACTTTGCGCAAAGCAATGACAGAATTGGATCCCTATCAGGAATTGCAGGTCCAGCGCCAAGAGATGTTGGCCCGCAAAGCAGGACAGGCTCGCGATATTCTACAAAAGCTGCGGGATGCATTTAATAGCTTTATCATCAGCGCCAAACCTTGGATTGATACCATAACTAAACTTGTTGATAAGTTTGCCGACTGGGCCCATCGCAACAATGATCTAGAAAAAGTCTTTAAAACAAAGCTGCTACCTAGAATTCAGGCTTTAGCTAAACACATGAAACCGTTGATTAGTACTGTAAAGTTTGTGGTTAAGAACTGGAAAGAGTTACTATTTGTATTCGGCGCCTGGAAAGCTCTAACTGCCGGCGCATGGGCCGTAGGAATAATCCGTGATCTCGTTGGGGTTGCAAGGGCAGCCAACGTTGCCGCGGCATCCACAGCACGTGCCGCCAGCGCCGCTCGAATGATGAGATTTGCTGGCTTGGGCTTAGGGCTTGGTATGGCAACTGGCGCTGGCGTAAACATGTTGCGAAACCAGGGTAAGGGCGGCGCCGCTATTGGCGCGGGCATCTTGGGCGGCGCGGCATCCGGCGCTGCAATGGGCGCCTTCTTCGGTCTACCCGGCGCCGCCATCGGTGGCGCTATCGGCGCAATCGGCGGCGGCCTTTATGCCAGCCGCGACTATAATGATATGCTCCCAGACGGTAGTACATTAGATGTCGCAGACAAGCCTTTCTGGGCCCAGGATGGCTCCTTTATGGGATTTGGAACATCCGGTGGGCCACTAGATCAGGCTTCCCGGGGGGAAGGGAATGTATTCATGCCTAGAGCGCAAAGTACACAAGGATCCCCTGGCGGGATCACCATTGAGCAGCTAGTAGAAGCCTTGGCCGCAGCGCCACTGCAAGCAAGGGTAATGGTACAGGGTGGCAACGGGCTTAAGGAAGGGATGCTTGATTTTCAGAACGCCCCTGATAGCCCAATGAATCCATTTAATCAAGGGTCCTTTTAGGACAGGGAGGAGGTAGAATGAGAACTGCAAAGCCGGGAATGATAGAAAAAGAACATTTTCAGATCTATATTACTCATCTTCCTACCGACAACACAATTAACTTTGATGGCTGGGTCACGGGATTTAGAGACAGTTTTGCTTCCAGCTGGAAAGGCACTCCGGTCTATGGACGCATGGATGACCTTTACAATTTTCAAGGAACTACGCGAAAGATAAGTCTGGCATTTGATGTTGTTGCTGCTAATAAAGCTGAAGCAGCGCGTAATATTAGGAAGCTCAATAAGTTAGCGCAGTTTCTTTATCCTACCTACACTCCTTCTATCGGTGACTCCGGCGGCGCAAACAGCCAAACTCTCCAAGCGGCGCCTTTGTTGAAGATGAAGTGGAATGGCCTTGTCTCAAATGCTTTGGACGGCGCAGGTCTTGTGGGGTTTTTGAATGGTTTTTCCTATGATCCTCAACTTGAATCCGGACAGTTTTTCGTTAAGGGCCGCGGCTCCGGTAAGCCCTTCATCGCATATCAGCTTCACCGCGTTCAGCTTCAATACACCGTGCTTCACACACATCTTGTTGGCTGGACACCGCGAGTGGTAGATTTGGGCGGCGGCGTTAGCAAGTACATCTTTGGTGGCGACGACGCGCGTGAATTAGGAGCCACCTTCCCAGTGGCAATATCCGACCCAATCATACTTCCAGAAGATGGGTCTGTTCCGGAAGAGACAACACAAAATCCGGCTGCCCCTGCGCCCGTAAATCCGGGCGAATCCGCACCTCCGACGTTGATAGTTGGTGACGACCCATGGGGAATCGGCGCCGAACCGCTTCCCGAGGGAACTACTGAGGTCGATGAAGCGAGCGAGCAGGCTGTTCTTACTCCCGCCAGCGATAATCCGTGGGGAGTGCCACAATGAGTAGATATAGCAGCCGCCGGCTTTTAAGGAACGATCTTGAAGAGTACGAGGAGTTTTTAGACGAGAGAGGTGTAAAACAAATTACACATTTTGGGACAGGTGTGTTAAAATACCCTACTGTGAGTCAGATTTCTCGCCTCCAGAGTGTACAACACGTATGGAAAACCGGGGACAGGTATTACAAGCTCGCAGCCGAACACTATGGTAACCCGCGCTTGTGGTGGGTTATCGCTCATTATAATAAGAAACCCACAGAATCCGATGCAAATCTCGGCGACATCATTTATATTCCTCTTCCTTTGGAGAAGATTCTTTCATACATTACGGACTAACCTATGACGACGACAACAGCGGCCACTCGACGGTGGTTTAATGATACAAAAGTAGGTAACTATACAATAGCTGAGGCTTTTGTGATTATGTTTTTGTATGAGTATTTAACTAAAGATGATGACGATGTTGCGGCGGATAGGTTAAATGCGTTCATTGAAAAATATGCCGAACTGTTCCCAGAGTTCCAGGCTACATCCTCAACTTCCGATAACATCGTAGCCAAACAATTCAAAAAAGAGTCGATGAGCGAACTTCGTCAGAGAATCAAGGGTGACGATTATTTGGGCTCTCATGATAACGGAGCGTACAAAACGCTGCTTCAGATGTGTCGGCAGATGTTTACAGACCCCAGGGGTAGGCAACATTATTACAATCTGGTTTACCATATGGAAGATATTATTTATGAGGAGAATACCGACACCGGAGTGAATACAAAAGGATACATTTCCAACGCACCATCAAGCGAAGTTAGGGAGACGTGGCGAATGCCCGATGTGGGTGACGATGGGGACACCGAAGTGACGAAAATGGACTGGGTGTTGTTTGGTAGTCTTGCCAATGCGACCGCACTATTGTCTAAAGGCGCCATGGATAAATCAATAGATGAAGGCCTCTTAGATAAGGCCTCCGGCCAAAGCTATGATGATTTTTTATCAAAAGTCGATAGGTTTTTTGGGAACCCGTCCGAGGCCTCCGCCCAGTATAGTACAATTAGCGCCTACAGAAAGCGTAAGCAAACCAAGGGCCCCAACAAGGGGTGGAAACCCCGAAGCGATCCCAGCAAATTCATAGCACTTCAATATCCTCTGAAGCGCCCAGAGGAGCCCGGTTACTTCACGGATTCCCTAACACTGTGGAAGATAAAAAAAGAAGCAGACGGCACCTACGACAAGGATGGAATCCCGTATATACTTACAAATGAAGCCATCGAACTCAAGGACTGGTCGGAGGTAACCGGAAAGCTTTTAACCCTGGACGATAATGTCCAATATTGGCACGCTGACGGTGCTCCGGACGCCTTCACAGCCAACAAACGCCGTGTTGTCGGCGACGAGCGCGGCCACCTTACGCCTAAACCCGAAGGCGGTATGGTAAGGTTGCTTAAAGATGGATTCGTCGTTGAAGGTACTTTTGAATACACCCCTAGTACCGATAGCGGCGCGCCACATACAGTTATATTAAGTGGCTTAAATCGAGCGCCCCCAGCGGACCAGAAGGCCCAAGAAATCTGGGCGGGCACCACAGCAAACGAGCGCTTTAAGGAACTAACAGTGCCCGGAGGCGATCAAGGTTGGAAAACCTTTTTTCCCAACGGGGAAGTTAAATATTATAAATGGGGCTCCGGCGATTACCTAGGCGAACCCATTGGGTCTTTTAAAGATAAGGTGCTGCCTTCGATGGTTCGCATATTTACGCCTCCCGCAAAAATCCCTGGGACTGATCTTGACAACCCGTTGCGGTTCAACGATTGGGAGGGCCAAAAAAAGAAGCCCCTGCTCAACTCGTATGACACCACAATACCGGGTGTTAGGGAACAACTCTATGCGTTTTGGGAACAAACGGGCGAAGTTCAATTTAAATATTATGTTAAAGATCCCACGCAGTGGCCAACTCCCGGAGTCTTCCTGGCCCCCACGGCCCACGATTTCAGCAACTGGGCTGAGCCCTATAAGTTTGGTGGTTCAGCACAGTATTTTGATTATGACCCAACTTATAATCATAGGGCCGACGACGCCGCGCAGGCCTCTGGCCTCGCAGCTGTTAGTGTTTATACATCCCGAATCATTGCGAGGGTCGCTCGCTGTTATCCGGACCTAATAAACAAGCTTCTTGTACAAGTCCTTCAGGGTATTTTAACAGAGGAGGAGCAGGTCGCGGCGAAGAAGAAAAAGAAATCGCTAGCGGAACCACGCCCGGCGCAACCAGAGGTCGAAGTCGAAGGCCTGAAGCCGTACGATCTGCAGTGTTTTTTGATTCAAAATATTCGTAATCTTACAAAAGCCAAAGACACAGAGATTCAAAAAAGGGTTGACGAGGGCAAAGGCGCCTACGAAAATTTATCTGTGATCGTAGATTTAAAAAACCATGAAGTGGTGGAAAATCCATTTGTAGGCCCCGTTTCGGGCCCCGCCCGAGGCGTGCAGCCCGGTAATATGATATCCTATATCCATCACGGAGGCCCAGAACAAACACAAAAGGTTAATGCTTTATTAAGTCTTTGTCCGGATGCATATGCTCTGTTGCAGCCGTATATTAAAATATATCGCGTGGACTATAAAGATGACGACACGCTGGTTCCATATCGAGAAACAGAAATACCTTTTCCAACTTTTATAGATCCTAAAGATATTGAAGAAATAACCCGGGGCACTTTGGGAAGATATGGTGGAGCTGGAATTAAATCCTTTTCGTGGAAGCTGGACGGTGTTAACCCGGCCGAGGTCGAGAATAACATCACGGCCATGCTTCAGCTGAGGTTTCAAACCCTTCAAGACCTGTTTTCCCTAAATCAGAGCCTCGCAGCCGGCGGGGACGCCCCCGGTTACCTGGATTTAATCATTGGATCGGGCACATCCTTTCGAAGTGCGCCTGCCGAGGCCCCAAAAGCCAATCCTCGGTCATCCCCGGGGTGCACTGATTTTTTGAGCGAGACTTACGAAGGTGCAAGATTTAGAATAAAGGCCGCTGTAGGGTGGGCCACCCCACCCGGCTTCGCTAATATGCCGTTTAGAAATTTCCAGAAGCCCATGGGTGCTTCTTCGCAGACCTATGGACAGTTTCTCGAACAGGCAATAGAAGAGTCTCGTGTAGGACTATATCTTCAGGTAGTGGGCCATGAGTTGAACTTTAACGAAGATGGTGGAGTAGATCTCCAGGTGAGATATCAGGCCGAATTGGACGGTATTTTGAAGGCGCCTAATGCTGATATTTTCATGGGGGGCACCGAATTTGACGAAACGCTAAAAGAGTTGCGTCAGGCCCTAAAGACATCTGATGAGGCGGACGCAGAGTATATTGAGTCCAATCAAGATAACACAAATGAGATAGATAGGCTCTCAAAGAAGCGTGAGAAGAAGCTAGAAGAAATGGCCAAGCTAACAACTAAAAACAAAGCCTTGAAGTATAAAAGATTTCTGTGTAACCTGTACGATAAGAGCCAGATTTATATGCTACGCGTCCCAGTAGACGAACTGCGACAAAGGCCTGAGGACATGACTGCAACGCAACGCGCTGCTTTAGCTAATAACCGCCTCGACCCTAATGGAAATTACGTTGACATAGAGTTGAGCGCCCAACGCGCTAGCGAGACCGATGTTGGCACGCTTATAACTTCTGCAGAAGATGCAGTTAACCGCGCGGTGCAAACGAGGACCAACAATCCAGAGAATCTTGGTGACGTAAATCGATCAGTTATTAGAAGCCTGAGAAAAGATAAGAAGAGTATTGTAGAGCCTGAGTTTTTAGATGTACCGTACTTTTATCTAGGCGATCTTATTGACGGGGTGTTGTCGTATTTGAAAAACATTGTGGATCTCGGCTCCGGAGTAGACGGAAGTTTCCAAATGCTTCTATCTAACATCGAAATACTAGATCCTCTTTTGGCCTTTAAATATCCCGAAGTCAGTGTGATGTGTGGGGATGTTGATGGGCAGATTGTCCAGCGCGCACTGGCGGATATCGATCCTTTAAGATTTAAGAACTCCCATATGCTAGCGTTCTACACTAATATCGGCAGTCTTCCTGTATCGCTGGAATATTTCCAGGAATGGTTCGTTAACAATATCGTACGACCCCAGCGGGAAACTTATACCTTTATTAACTTTCTTAAGCAGATTTGTAATTCTCTTATTGGTAGGGCATTTAACTCTAAGTGTTTTGGCGACACTCTGAACTTCAATTTAAGGTTTGATACGGCCAACTTTGTTTTAGATAAATCCTTCACATCTCAGATTGTTAGTCCAGATGCCGTCGCGCGCTCAAAGTTTGCAGCAGCACAAAAGGCCTCGGTCGCCATGAATCAGGATGAGGGAATATATCCTGTTATTCCTAGTTTGGTGTTGTATTCTCCAAATTCGAGGCCATCGGTTAGCAAGAGCGAAATCGAAAATATCCAAAATGGAATCTATACGCACTATATTGGTGGTAGCTGTGGCCTTAGTAAAAAAATATCTTTTCACAAAACTGATATGCCTTATATGAGAGAAGCTCGACTCCAGCGCGAAGGCTCGCTATCTGCGCTGCAGCTGCGGGAGCTTTATAATGTCAACATTGATATGGTGGGAAACACCCTGCACAGGAATGGTCAATATATTAAGGTTGATCCAACGGCCATTGGGGTGGGCTCTATCGAATCATTAGGGTCTATTTCGAATGCTGCTCAATTGTTGGGTATTGGAGGATACTATTTGATATCGTCAGTATCTCATACGATCAGTCGTTCCGGGTTCGACGTGAAGGTTGCTGGCTTGCAAGAAGGAATTAACCTGGACACAGGAACTCTCGTCGCGATCCATGAGTTTGAAGGCAAAAAGACAGATCCCAAAACAGATCCTGATAGCTAGACTAGTTAAAGTGATATGACAAACACATTTGACTATACAGAAGAAGACTTAGCCAATCCGGCAGGAAGTAACAGCCTATCGCCGCGTGCAAAGTTTTTTCAGCGCACTCTCTATAAAGAGGTCATATATCCAGAAAATGTTACAAAGCCCTTGGATAGCTGGTATGACAAAAACTTCTTTGGCCGAGTCGACAAAGAGCAGCATTGTGTTATTCCCCGAGCGGGGCGCCTAGTCACTATGCAAAACGCTGGGTCCCCGTCGCTATGGTGTTTGGATTTTGTTAATGTGGCTTTTGGCGATTTCGTGTCTCATATGAAGAATGCCTTTTTAACGGGGTGTATTAACCGAAGCGGAAACTCGGTATTATATGATATGCGGGCCGTTATGGCGTATACTAACCCGTCCGTTAAATATCAGACCTATTTGAATGCTCTGATAGAGGCCTTTATAGTGAGCTATACGCCCTCATCATCCGCTCCTATAAAGAACTTCAAAGACTTTAAGCCCGTCTTTCTGGGGTATCTTCGTGAAATGTCTAAGAGCTATCCTGTTACAATGCCCGGGCTTTTGCTCTCGGGGTTTGCAAGCCCGATGATAAGTGGGCTTAAGATTGCCATAGATACCCAGGATGCCGGCAATGATTCTATAAAGTATGAAAACTTTATTAATGATCCAAACTTTCTTTACTATATTCAATCAGCTAAAAAGTTTGGTTTTTTGGTCGACAAGAACGCACCATGGATATTAACAGCAGATCTTTTTTCTGACGCAGCCTTGAGTTACATAGGCTTGTATGCTACGCCCACTGGCCAGTACGTATCCGAAAATAATTTCTTTGCAACCTATTTTTATAATATTCGATCTGTAGCCGTTGGTCAGTTTTCATCTTTTATTAGGGATGCATATAGAAAGTTTTCGGATAGAAAGCCTCTCTATGAGGAAGAGAAAGTTCATTTTCGGCGTTGCAACAACCCTTCTGGTGGCGTTTTGGAGGAGGAGTCATTTTATCGAGCCTACCTGGCGCCATCTGATCAAATGACGGATCAAGAGATCATAGAACTGTATACTTTTTTGAGGACCCAAGAGACTCAGGCGCCCGTTGAGGTTCTTGAGACAGCAAGACAAAAATGCTACGAACTCTATCGTACATATGGCGCACCAGCCATGCAACAGCAGATCCCAATATACTTGGATAACCTGTACAAAAATTATCTCTACCCCAAAAACTATCATATGAATTCTAAAATCAGTCTTGACAGCGACAGCATTCCTGATATACTGGATACAGCTGCTGAAATAGTGGCATCATTAACTACCGGATAAGGAGGTTCCTTGCTGTTTCAGGTCCTAGACACAAAAGCGGATTGTGTCGGCTACTACGCCAATAATGTAATATATCCAGATCGACCACTCCCTCTGAAGGGAAGTACTTGGGACTACTCGCCGCACCTCCTCGGGCAAGACTACGAGATTGCACGTATTTACAGCCACGGAGCGACGATTACAGACGTTTGTCCGGAGGATCTGAAGGAAGACTGGGAGAAGATCAAAAAGACGCTCAAATCGTGCCTCAAAGCCTTCTCCACGGCAGCCATAAATATGCATGAAAACTGCTTCTATGATTTGGTGCCGGAATACTTCCTTTATCAATACTTGGAGGCCAAGAATCGAATCACGCAGCATGTGTTCGACACCCATGTGCGCCCCGAGAATTATCAACACCTCCATAACCTTGTGGAAATGGTGACGGACATTCGTGCACGCCACTTGAATGTGGATCTGGCGCCCATTAAGCATCTTTTGAGTTCTGTAAAAGGCCAGAACTTCCATCGCACGGCCCAGACTGTTCGCCACGTGTGTGATTACAACCCATGGGGCACCATAACTGGTCGTCTTGCCGCCAATCCTAAGAGTTTCCCCATTCTCACGATGGGCAAAGAGTTTCGTTCCTGCATCAAGCCGAATAATGACTGGCTTCTGGAGTTGGATTTTAACGCTGCGGAACTACGGGTTCTGCTGGCACTTTCGGGTCAAGAGCAGCCCCAAAACGACATTCACGATTGGAATGTAAAGAACGTTTTCGGAGGCGCCTTAAGTCGTGAAGAGGCCAAGGTTAAGACTTTTGCATGGCTGTATTCCAGCAATGAAAACAAGGACTTAGAGCGACTTTATACCAAGGATTTTGTGCGGAATAAGTACTGGGACGGCTTTAAAATTAAGACGGATTATGGTAGAATAATAGAGAACGTAGACGAGCACCATGCTCTCAATTACATCGTTCAAAGCACCACGATTGACATGGTGCACGAGCAGGCTTACAAGGTCTACGAGCTTTTGA